TTATTTTTATTAATAATAAGCAATAATATTTATAAAAAAATATTAATTACCATACGATTTTGTTCGAATTACATTTCTAGCTTTGTCTTCAATACTTAATTTTTCTTCATATTCTTTAATTATTTTTAATAAATATTCATCATCTATTTCAGGTAATATTGCTTCACTATACATCGTTTTACTTCCAAAAGTAACATCTATTTTAAATGTTTCAGGATAATATTGTGTAGCACCTACTTTAGTATCTATCATAATTGGATGTAAAACTTCAGGTAACATATGTTTATATTGTGCTGGCAATATAAATAATAATTGCTGAAATGGTGTAAATGGACTACCTAATTCAAATTCATTTGCCTTTTCAATAATACTTAAACTTTTCTCTTCTAAATATGAATAAACATCTCCTAATAATGGAGATACTCTAAATTTATAATGCCATGACCATGATGGACATCCTACAAAATAATAATTTAAAGTAAAATATAAACTTTCCAAATAATTTTCAATTAATAAATCCAATCTTTCTTTTTCATGATTCCCCAAATAATAATTATAAAAATCAATTCTCCATTTACTATAAGTATCATCATAATTAATGATTCTAAAATCTTTCGAATATTTTTCAAATAATGGATGATGAGTACTTGCGACATGCATATGTGTATATCTTGTTACAATTTTATCATATTCACTTAATTTTAATTCACTTTCAACAGTTCTTTCATCCATATATCCACTTAAATATTTATTGATTTCAGATTGTACATCTTTCTTCATCCATTCATCTTCTTTTTCATATCCTTTTTTAAATATTTCTTTCAAAAATTCAATGTTTATTTTTGGTTTTTCATTTTTACTTATATCATATAAGACTAAATAATCATCAAAAGTATCTTTTATTTCTTGATAAATAGATATTATCTTCATTAATGAACCTTTTCTTATTTTCAAAAAAGGTAATGAAATAACAAAATCATTTCCTGCCAAAAATGTTAAAAATATATAATCATTTAACAATCGAACTTTATCTTTTTTCTTAATTAATATTCCTTCTTTTTCCTTAAATCCATCTTTTCTTATAATATCACTATAAAATCCATTTTTTAAATTATTTATATTTAATTCTAAATATGTATAACCTTCATATATTTCATCTAATTTAACATCTCTTTCTGCCTTAATTTCTCGAATAATATATATATTTGATTTATGAGTACATATTGCCAATTCAATTAAATCAGCATCTCTTCCATACAAATATATTTTGTCATTTTTTTTTGATTCCATAGTTCTCATGTTTCGTAAAATATCTAAAAATTTATGCTCACCTTCTCCAGGACTATTTCCATTATTAAATATTATCTTCATTTGAGAATTATGTTTTACAAACGTTTTATCTTTCATTGCACTAATAATTCTATTACTTAATTTTTCCATAAATTTAGTTCCTGGTGAAATATTTGCACTTCCATCCCATCCTTCATTTTCATTACTTATTTTAAATTTTTTCTTTAATTCAATCATAAATTGTTTGTCTAATGTTGCTTTAAATCTTCTTGACCTTTGTTGAACCATTTTAGCTCTTGGTGCTGGACCATCTAAAGCAATATATGTCATTTTTTTAGGCTTTAATACATTACAAATGATATGTTGTGTAATTCGAATAACTTCTTCTAATATTAATTCTTCAATCTTGTCTTTATCGTAATTTTTTCCTTCTAAATCTTTTTTTATTGATTCATATGCATTATATACTATACCGTTATAATCCATAAATAAATAATCGCAATCTGTTTTACCGTCTTTTACTCCATTAGCAATGTTTTTATAAAATTTATTATGAATGATTTTTTTGAATAATGTAGGAACTCCCATTTTATTTATTAATGATATATTATTTATTTAGTTAATAATTCTTATATCAATTTTTTTTAAGTTTTTAATCATTTTTAATATATTTATTATAATTTAGTAGTTTAAAAATGAAATAAAATAAGTAATTCAATAATAGCTATATGGATTCAAATAATATTGAACCAATAATTATTGAAAATTTTAATCCAAAAAATTATTTTAATATAGAAGATATAAAAAAAATTAAAAATAATCAAAAATTAAAAATAACAAATATAGGAAGATATAGTATAACAAAACCATTACATGCAAATTGGATAAAATCCATAATTATTAATTTTTTTAAAAATAAAAATATAAACACAAAAATACTAAATATAATTGATTCAACTGCTTGTATTGGAGGAGATAGTTTAAGTTTTTCTAAATATTTTCAAGAAGTATTATCTATAGAAAAAGATAAAACTCATTTTCAAATTTTAGAAAATAATATAAAAATTTGTGAAGTAGAAAATATTAAAACATTACATCATGATTTTATTTCTTATATAAAAAAACAAAAACTTTATAAATCTTATCAAATATTATTTATAGATCCTCCATGGGGTGGTCCAGAATATAAAAATTCTGAAAAACTTGATTTATTTCTACATGATACTAATAATATAAAAATAAATATTAAAACACTTATTAATTCTTATATTGATAAATTTAAGTATATAATTTTGAAATGTCCTATTAATTTTAATCTAATTCAAACTGATTATAATTACAAAAATATTCATTCTTATGTAACAAATGATAATAAACTTCAATTAATAATTTTTGAAAAATAATGATACACATATACACATTATTTATTAAAAATAATAATTTTTGAAAAATAATGATACACATATACACATTATTTATTAAAAATAATAATTTTTGAAAAATAATGATACACATATACACATTATTTATTAAAAATAATAATTTTTGGAAAAATAACTTAAAAATAAACTATTAAAACATAATAAGAATTGAAATGATTTTAAATGAAAATAGTGAAAAATATATTCAACCAGATGACATAAATATAAAATTAAAAGATCATCAGCTTGCTATGTTAAATAAATCATTAATAATTGAAGAAAATTACGAATATGCTATTATGAGAGATAAACCTGGTTCTGGAAAAACATATGTTGTTTTAAGCATGATTCTTGAAATGAAAAAAAAAGATGTAATAAACAAAAAAAGAACAAAAACAAATGTTATTGTTGTTCCACAAAATATTTATTTTCAATGGACTTATAGCATGGATAGATTAACTGATGGATTAACTTATTTAAAATTTGTAGAATATGAACATTTATTAAATTTATATAATGGAACCCAAGATTTATATAATAAAGATATTATTTTAGTATGTTCATCTTTTTATAATTCATTAGCAAGTACAATGAACAGTTTAGAAATAAATGTAGATAGATTATTTATTGATGAAATAGACAATGTCGGAAATTTAATTAATCAAAGTTTCAATACTAAATTTATTATGTTTATTTCTGCTTCTTTTAGCCTGCAAAATAATAATGGCTATTATAGTCAAAAATTACAAGAACAAAATGAAGACGAAATAACAATTTTATGTGATGAAGATTTTATTGATAAACAAATTCATTTAGAAGACCCATTAAACATTAAAGTTTTATGTAAAAATTTATATGTTGATAAAATTTTAGTTAATATTGTATCAAATGACGAGTTAAGAAATATAAATGCATGTTATTATAAATTAGATGATAAAAATTTTAATAATGTAATTGCTATTGATGAAAAGAATTTAATTAAATTAATTTTTAATGAAAATAAATCAGTTATTAGTTCTTATAAAAGCAATATTGATGATTGTGAAAATAACATAACTTATTATGAAGAAAAACTATCAAAAAAAGAAGAAAATATTCAACAATTTAATTCTGAAATTAAAAATATTATAAAAATTTTTAGTTTCAAAAAAACAAGTTTAAAAATAACGGAAAATGTACTTGAAACATTTCATTTTTATTTAAATCCAGTCATAGAAAAAGAATATCAGGACTACTATGATGTAATTGTAAGTGCGCGAAAAACAAATATGAAAGAATTTAAAATTTACATGCATAATTTAAATGAAGCCATTTATAATTTATATACGATTGATTTACAGGATACTTTACAAGATACTTCGCAAGATTCAAGTATTAATGAAAAAAACATTGATACTTTAAGTAATGTATTTAAAATTATATATGGTGTTATTAAAAATAAACCTAAAGAAATTAATAAATTAATGGATGATATTAAAAAAATAAGTGAAACGAAAAAAATAAATCAAGAAATAATTGATTTTATAGATATTTACAATGATTTTGAAGATTATTCTACAAAGTTATATCAATTATTAATCGATTTAGAAGTTTCATTAAAATCAGAGCAATTAGTTCAAAAACTAAAAGAACAATTTACAAAATTAAATGAAGAATTAAATATTTATTTATTAAAGAAAGAAACATTAATTGATAAGTTAAAGAAAAATGATGTTTGTCCTGTTTGTTATGAAATATTTAATAAAGATGATTCTTATTATATGTCAAAATGTTGTAATAATAATATTTGTGTAAAATGTACTGAAGAATGGTTTATAAAAATGCAGAAATCAACATGTATATATTGTAATACGGAAAATACTTGTATAGAAGATTATTATAAACATATTATTAATGAAAAAAATGAAAATAATCAAGAAAATAAATATATAGAGTCAAATAATACAGATTTAGAAGATAAACAACAAAATCAAAATGAAATATATGAAAAATCAGAAAAAGAAATAGCAAATTATAAAATATTTGAAAAAAGTAAAATTGATTATTTAAGTGATTTTATTCAAAATTTAAAACACAATGATTATAAAGTAATTTTATTTTGTGATTTTAATACTATTTTTCAAAAATTAGAAAAAATATGTAAAACCAACGAAATTGAATTTGAAGATTTAGAAAAAGGGAATATGAATGAAATAGAAAAAACTGTTTGTAATTATAAATATGGTAATTCTAAAATATTATTTGCTAATTCATCTTTATTTTCATGTGGAATGAATTTTGAAAATTCTTCACATATTATATTTGTTCATAAAATGGATGAAAAAATAATTGACCAAACTATAGGAAGGGCACAAAGATTAGGAAGACAAAATAGATTAAACATTATTTATTTAGAATATGAAAATGAAATTATTGAAACTATACAATATAAAGCAGATTTTATTGAGAAAAAAATAGAAAATAATATTGATGTTCAAAATTATGATATAAATAACAATTCATTTCAAAATATAAATGAAATACATGAAATACATGAAATACATGAAATACATGAAATACATGAAATACATGAAATACATGAAATACATGAAATACATGATACAACTCAAGAAAATGAAATAAATAATGAAGAATTAGAATTACCAACTTATAATGAAGTTATTGATGTTAATTTAGATGAACTAATACAATCTTTAGTTTAATATAAATAAAAATAAAAAAAAATAAAAATAAAATAAATAAATTATATAAATATATGAATTTCAATTATTTTTTTAAACATCCAAAACAAGTATGTATGACTTATTTTGAACATTTTAAATTGTCTATGAATTTTAGTAAGTTATTTGCTATTGGTGCGTTTAAAGCATTTATTCATGCAATTTTACCTGATGTTTATATTACTTCTACAACAGATATTGTTGAAGAAATAAAAGTACAACTTGCTAATGCAGGATGTCATAAAAGATCAATTTAATATAAAAATATTTATGCCAATTTAACAACAGGTTTCATAGTAAATTTAACTTTACCATCAGCAGTCATAGCCTTTTTTAATTCTTCTCCGGTATATTTATGAAAATGTCCGACATAAGGTCCATAAACTTTCTTAGATGAACCTTGAGTATATTCTTGAATGCAAAATTTTACTTTTCCCATAGATGGTTTTTTATTTTTCTTAAGTCCTTTGTGATGAGCAATAGAAGTTAATAACTTTCGCGCTGCATTACCAGGACTGGCTTTAGAACTAATAGAAACTCCACCAATATCTACTTTTTTTCCTTCTAATTGAACTACACGAAAATGTCTTTCAGTCATAATACTATTTAGTTAGATTTAATTTTCAATAAACTCAACATTTTTAATGATTTTTTTTAAATAGTTATCTTTATTTAATATATTTTTTAATTTTTTAACAAATTGCTCTAATAATTTTACATTTTTTTCACTACATTGAAATTCAAATAATTGAATTGGAATTTTTATATTTTTTATTTTTTTCATTTTAATAGTTTCAATAATTTTTTTACTATTTACATTCACTTCTTTTTCCAAATCATTCATATAATTCATTAATTTCGATGTATTTTTAAATTCAATATTTATAGTATATTTTTTATTTTTTTTACTAAAACTACATGGATTAATATTTTTATTACAATTATTCATAAATATTTTATAACCATTCATAACTTTGGAAATAAAAACAAAATATTTAGTAAATGAATAATAAAAATGTTTATAATGTATTTGTAGAAAATTTACTATTTTTTCATTAAATTTAATTTTTATGCTTTTTAATATACCTTTTTCTAATAAAATGAATTGAATATATAATTTTAATCCAATTTTTTTAATTTTTGACTCAGCATCCATATATTGTAGAAGTATAATTTTTATTATTTTCGTCATTTAATTCATAATTAACACAAAAATCATTAAAATCAATCATATTTTTTTTAGAACCAAAATATAATGGTGTAGTTTCATGAATATTATTTATTTTTTTTTTGTTAATATCAATCATTCCATCATTCATAAAACCACCCGTTTTTTCAATAAGTTTAGCCAATGGCTTTGCTTCATATAACAAACGCAATTTACTTTTATTTTTATACACATCACATGGATACATAAAGATTCCTCCATTCATTAATATATTATGAAAATCTCCTACTAAACAACCACAATATCTACTACTAAACTCTTCATTTTTTAATTTTTCTAAATATAATTTATGCTTAAAACTAAAATTATTTATTTTTCCTTCATTTATTGAATATAAAGGATTAAATTCAGGTGTTTTAAAATTATTTCGATATAAAATAAAATCTTTCAAATACTCGTCATAAATAAAATGATATATATCATGTTCAAAATAAAATACTAAATGAACTGATGAAGAATACAATATATATCCCCCTAAAACCATGTTATTCATTTTATTAATAGAATCAAGTGATTTTTCAAAATTTATATTGTCTTGATATAAACCAAAAATAGTTCCAATACTCATACTTGAATCTATATTAGCTGAACCATCTAATGGGTCATAAACAAAAATTAATTTTTTTCCGCTTCTTAATTGAATAATTTTTTCATCCATTTCTTCTTCTGAGCATAATGAATTTACTTTTTGATTTGATGTTATTGCATTTTTAATAATACTATTTGAAATTAAGTCTAATTTTTTCTGTTTTTCTTGATGAACATTTAATTGTTGTTCAGGTAATTGAATGGTTTCTAAAAAAGATAAACTTATTATTTTATTAATTTGGATTGCACTATCTTTAATATTATTTAATATTTCAACAACATCACTATTACCATTATACGAAGTTTCTAATGATTTTTTTTTAATAAAATTTTTAAAACTTATTTGAGTTTTTTGACTTTTTATTTTAGTACATTCAACTTTATCAATATTAAAATTAAAATTTAAAAATAAAAAATAAAATGAAAATAATAAAAAATAATTCATGAACAACATAATTTATATTTACTATTATTTACTTAAATTCATTTCCATTTATTTACATTTATTTATAAAGTGTAATTAATGAAATGATTTAAAAACATTTTAATAAAAATATAAATATAAATAATGAACGATTTATTAAAAGATTGTCCAATATATGTTATTAACTTAGTTGAGCGTAATGATAAAAAAAAATACATACAAAATCTATTTGATGATTTAGATATTAATTTAAATTTTGAATTTTATCGACCTAAAAAAAATACTAATCCAAAAAGGGGATGTTTAGAATCACATTTGCATTTAATTAAAGAAGCCATTAAAAATAAAAAAGAAAAAATATTGATATTTGAAGACGATGTTAAATTTATTCGTTCTTTAAAAGATTTAAAACAACCACCAAAAGATTGGAATATGCTTTATTTAGGAGGAACCGTTCATAGAGTTATAGATAAAAATCATAAAGATTATTCAAGAGTTCAAGCATGGACAACTCATGCATATTTTATTAATTTAACAAATAAGAAATTTGTAGATGATTTATTGAAATTAGAGAATTATGAACAAGAAGTTGATAGATATTATTTAGAAAAATTACATCCAAATTACAAATGTTATATGACTAATCCAATGATTGCTATTCAAAAAGAAGATTATTCAGATATTGAAGGTCAAGAAGTGAATTATAGTTTTATGGAATATACATTAAATGGACTGCGACTACCTGAAAATACAATTGATGAACAAGGAAATTATATTTTAAAATTAGACCCTATAAAAAAACAAGACCTTCCAAAAGTATCTATTATTACTCCAACATATAATAGAAGAAAATTATTTTCGATGGCATTAAATAATTATGATAATTTTAATTATCCTAAAAATAAAATTGAGTGGATAATTGTAGATGATAGTTATTACGATTCAGACAGTGTTGAAGATTTAGTAAGTCATATGAAAAATGTAAAATATATAAGATTTAGAAATAAAGATGAACCAATGACTGTAGCATCAAAAAGAAATATTGGAGTAAGTAATGCGTCAAATCATTATATAATACATATGGATGATGATGATTATTATCCTCCCGAAAGTATAATTGCAAGAGTTAAAATATTAATGAAATATGAAAATGAAGGAATTGAATGTGTTGGTTCAACATTAATCGGCACTTATAATTTAATGAATAATACAAGTTCAATGAGTAGTGATGGTCCAATATCTTTATCAGAAGCATCTATGGCATATACAAAGAAATTCTGGGAAAAACGTGGATTTGATGATTTATGTACTGTTGGAGAACATAAGTATTTCACAGAAAATAGATTTGAAAATATCATTGATATTCCATATAGTTTTATATTGATTGCTATTAATCATAAAACAAATATAACCAATGAATTAAGAAAGAATGATAGTTTATTAAAATATTCAGATAAAAATGAAAATAATGGGGCAATTGCTAATTTTTTTGATACATGGGATTTAGATACTCAAATGTTTATTATGGACTTAAAGAATTTTTTAAATAAATAAAATAAAAAATACTTAAATATAAATTATTATTGATATATGATAATAATTTAGATTTAGATTTAGATTTAGATTTAGATTTAAATTAAATAGTAAAAATCATTAAATAGTAATTAAAAATGTATGAAGATGATTTAATATTAGTATTAAGAGAATTAAAGATTGATTTTAAGTATAATAATTTATTTCAAATAGATAATTATGAAGATAAAGTTACTAGTCCCTATTTATCTAGTTTTAATATACCAATAAAAGAATATTATGAAGATTTTTTTTTAGAAATGGTATTTTTAAATTTATATATATATGTGAAAAATATAGATTATGAAAATAAGACTATATTATTTGAAAACAATGATAGCTATAAAATAAAAATATATACAAAAAATCCAAATATATATGATATAAAATTAATAAATGTAAAAGAAAAATTAAGTTATTATGAAGAAAGTATATATTCAATTGATGCATTAATAATAAGAGAATTTCATAAAATGGTTACTTTTCTTAATTTTTTAGGTTCATATCAATATAAAAATTAATAAAAATTAATAAAAATTAAATTATTTATATAAAATTTTATTATTAGGACCTTCATTAACAATTGGTTGCTTACAAGCAGTAAAATGCATAACAGGACCAACAACATTTTCTTGAGTATCTTTTTGAAGCCAAATTCCTCTATTTAGATTTTGAAAATGTAAATTATTCATAATAGTAGATTCAGTAGCAGGACCACTTTGTATAACAATACCATTTGCTGATACAGGTGTAATATGTTGAGGAATTAAACTTATGTAATTATCATGTATATTTCCTTTAATATGATAAGCACCCCAAAATTCTGCTGGTAAATCATTTACTAAAGTAATAGCATTAAATATTTTTTCAGCAGTATGAGTATAATTTTGTCCGTAAATATGATTATTTCCAATATTGAATTGAATAACATTTGTTAAATGAATACAATATCTAGAAGCATTAATATGACAACCAAAAATACTTAGCCAAGGTTCAGCGTGAATATTTCTATTCTTTTTAGGCCAATTACTATTATATACAATACCATCTCTAACGGCTAACATAGCCATATCTCTAATATTGACACCTTCTACATTTCCGCCAAAATACATGGCAGTTTTCCAAAACATAAAAAAGCAATCACTTAAATAAATTTCACAAGGATTTTTATCACCTAAAAATAATAATCCAAAAACACTTTGAATATCATCCCATGA